GAAATACGAGGGAAGTACATCAAGCTTTGATGACGTTGATTCAACCCCAGAGACATTACAGCGAAACCATCATACTCAGCTAAGAAATCCCACCAGCCATCCCACTCGTCAAGTCCCGGTTTTTGAACAGGTACTTTTACATCACTAGGATCGATATAAATTCTCTCACTCTTAACAACATCACCCATCTCGTCCAAAACTTGTACTGTTGTCAGATCTTGTGTGCCGCTGATTTGCATTCGCCTATTATGGAATCTCTCCATAATTTCTATAACATTTTCAAACCGAGGGTCCACTCTCACAAGATCTGTAATAAGTGGAGATGATGATTGGAAAGCAGGTTGACCAAGCGCCTGCAACCTGTATTGTTCTTTTTGCCATATATTATGTTTACGAAAAGCTTCAGTGATCTGATCTACTTTCCTGCCTATAGAACGAAGCTCTTCTTTTCTCCATACAGATGTGTTTCTGAAAAAAGTATCACCATGTTGTTTAGCCCATTCTTTAAGCACACCTTTAACAGATTTTCTTGAACCATCAGTTCCATTAAAAATACCTCTAGTTAAACGAGAACCCATTCCGGCTTCAGCAACAGCCTCACCAAGAGGTACGCCTGCATCTAAAGCACCCTCTAATTCATCTAACGCACGTATCGCAGAAGCCGCTTCACGTTCTGATCTAATCGCACCTGCATAACCTTCAAGTGTCGTTTTGGAACGCATATTGATAGCAGAACGAGCATGCCTAATTTTAGCTATTCCTACTAAACTAGCGTTAGTTGGATCAAAAACGATAGACCCAAGGATCTCCATAGTTAAAGGAATACTTGTTCTTGTTCCTGTCCAAAAACGGTTCGCTTCGCCAAGAGCCGTATCACGATCACCGTAATACTCTTGGCCTCGTATTATCGCATCGCCTTGAATCCATTCTCTAGCTTCTTCATCATAATATTCTGTACCGTACCCTCCGAAATGATTTCTCGAAGTGTCTGACAAACCCTCGAACATACCCCAAAGTTCATCTCTTCTAGCACCACCAAATGCAGGTGGAAGACTTAAAATAAAACGATCTAACTCTTCTGCGAATACGCCACCATAAGAAACAGTGCCAGCCATCGCGTATCTTTCAGCACCACGCCAAGACGTAGATGCTAAAACACCGCTTGATAAAAACTTTTCCATACTTCTTCTTGCTTCTATCTGATCCCCACCATTTTCATCTAAGTAATATCTAAAAATCCCTTCAGATATATCACCGTATCTTTGGGTGTAAAGAAGCTGTTCGTATAATGTTTCATCTTGCAACTGGTCTTTAATAGCATTAATAGTTTCATCCGAGTATGTTGTCTCTGCGTATTTAGCGTTATCCCAGTGTTTAACAATACCTACAAAAGGTTTGTACAAATCTTTCATACTGCCCATTTCATCATGCCCAAGAGCGAACCCTCTTAAACCATGTCGGCCTTTATGAAACCCTGCGTCTATCATTTCTATAGCTTTTCTTGGAAGCCAACTACTACCTGCACCGATCAACGATATTGTTCCAGTAACAGGAAGCCAAGGATTTTTAGCGATTGTTGAAGCCGCCGCACTAAAATAGTCTTTCGGACTTGTAACCATATTCCAAGGATTTAAAGCATTCAAACCACGTTTCTTAAATTCGGAACCTACTTCTTCGTCAAAATAATCTTTCCAATCCCAAGGGTTCCACCAATCAATTTTGTCTTTCTTAGGTAACTCATACCCGAATTGGGTTAATTCATTTTGTGTACCAGAAGGCAAAGCATTCCAAAAGAAATGTTGAGATTCTTTTTTCATTCCACCTAGATACTCAACGGCTGTAGTTTTATGAGTTTCATCTAAAGCAGAATAAAAACTTTCAAGCATCTCAGCATCACTTATTTGTGTGTTGAGAATCAAGTCAACTAAAATATCGTTATCTAACTGAAACAAACCCCCAGCACCAGCGTCCGATAAAAGTTGCAACCTTTTATTAAACATAATTTGCTCTTCATCATTAGACCCACCAGAAGGCGAAGAAGGTGGTCTGCTAACACTACCCCCACCACCACGACTAGTGGAACCACCCCCACCCCATACATCTTCGTCTATACTCATAGCGTTTGGCGGCGCTTAATGTGCGAACCTAATGATTGCAACACTTCGCTCTGTGCATCTGCTAAACCTGCAAGTAACCTTTTCTTAACAGCAGTAATTTTCTGATCTTGCCTAAACTGTGCAGAATCCAAAGTCCTATACAAACCAGCAGTTATATCCAAAGTCGGATCATCATCCATAGCGTTCATAGCCATCGTCTGCGGATTATACATTTGTGCCGCTTGTAAAGCATCAGGTGAAGCTTGTGGAGCGCTAGTAGAAATAACTCCTTCTGGCCCTTTCAATACAGGTGGAGAAGGAGTATTAGTTGGTATCCCTCTATTATCTGGTATGCCTATTTCGTTTTGTGCTTCAATATTTTGCACACCTTGTCCATATACAACATCAGGAGAAGTAGCCGCAGGTTGAGTCCCACCAGCTTTATCTATTTTAGGTTTAGGTACTGTTCTTGCCATTAGCCACCTGCCGCTAAAGCCGCTTGCATTTCAGCTATTGCTTGTTGAGGAGCTACTTGTTGAGGTGGCGGTCCTTCTGCCATTGCTTCAGGTGGTATCGCTTGAGGAGGGCCAGCTAATCCCATCGCTTCTTCAGGAGATATAGCTTGTCCAGCGTCAGGAGGAGGGGCTTGCGCCGCTTGCATTTCTCTAATATCCTCATCAGCTTTTTCTATAGCTTCAAAAATATCTAAACCTTTTTTACGATACTTCTCTATCTTAGATATATAAATTACAGGCAACGCACCCTGAACAGCTTGCTGTTGTATAGCAACCATAACAGCTTCCTCTAACTGTTCCTCATCAACCCTTCTGCCTTCAGCTTCAGGATCTTCAATAAACGGATGCTTTGTCCTGAAAGTAGAAAGACTAATACCTTTCATCTGCAACAACTGTCCAAGCTGAATAGTCGTACCTTGAACATCAGCACCCGGAACCGAGTGAGATACTACGTTGTCGAACGTTTCAAAATGTTCATCAGGCGTGAACTCAACCTGTCCAAAGTCGCCTGCATAACCAGTGAATGTAGATATTGTTTTGCTTCCCCAGTATCCTTTGTATGTGGCGAATAAGCATTCGTTAAGATGGGGAAGATGTCCTTCCATGATCTCTTGAAGTTCTTGTATCCTTGGATCAAGAGCGGCACCCATAAGAGCGTCAATGCCCCTACCAGTGCGAAGAGCGCCATAACTCTCTCCCCCAATTTGGGGAACCGTACCTGTCGATACGCGGGCATTACGTTCGAGCCTATCGATGGCGATGTTCGTATTCTGGTCAGGTGATCCTCTAAGCTCTCCGATCTGTTCCGCGTCGAGGAGAACATTGACCTCGCCTTCCCTACCATCTTTCCATTCACCTCCTACTATCATCGGCACTTGCCCTGAACGTCCGATAATGTAGCGATCTGGGAAGATTGCTTTCTCTTGGGCTATGAGTTCAAGTGCCATTAGTTTTGCCATAAGATCGACCATCCCAACGACGTTCGATACTGAAGAAGAAATTTTATCTAATGTGACACGACCCGGAGTTATCACACAAGGCATCCCTGCGAGATTCTCGTATCTTGACAGTTCCAACTGTGTGCTATGGTAAGGGTACGTTTGGTTGAAATGATTGTAACGTGGTCCCATTATCCCGATGACGATATGTTCCTCGTCGATCCATTCACAGCAATCCCATAGTTCTTGCCGTGCATTGTTATCGGATGCTATCGGTCCACCATTCTCATCACGTGAAGCAGGATAGTTAGCTCTTAACCAATCACCTGATTTGCCATACACGAAAGCACAGTTACGTGGAATATCATAATTCTCAGCCGCGGATGGTTCAGGATAAACGCCAAGTGGGTCACGAACCTCTATCTTAGGCATACCTGTTTTGAAATCGGGGTTTACTACAAGAGCAGTAGTAGCGTAACCAGCGAGATGCCGGTAAGCGCGACGCATCTTTAGCTTATATTTGTTCTGATACCAAGTAGCGGCAAGCGCACGTTTACGAATATCAGCATATTGTCTAGATCTTTTACCACGTTCTTTGCTAGGGTCAATAGCAGGGCAACCTATATACGGGGTTACTGATGCGGCTCTTTGAGCTACAGCATCAATATTCTCAGATATTAAAGACGGAGTTAACGGAGGAAGAACAGGTTCTTCGTCCATAGAAGGAAGAGGTATAACATAATCACCGTTATACCTTTCTTTAATATCAATCATCTTTGATAACAAAGGTGACTGGATGTCTTGTCTCTGTCGGACTATACCGACTATTTCCTCAAAAGTATACGCCACTAATAAGCTCCGATTGTAGAACGCGTCTTATTATAAGGTAGTGCCTTAAAGTTAAATTGTGAAGAGTCTACATCAAAAGCTTGCTTCCTTTGTCTCCAAAGAATCCATATAAACCACAACGCCATTACCCTGTCTTGCCTCAATTTAGTACCCTTTACCAATGGTCGCCATGATTTAAGCTGTCTAATAAGTTCATCAGCTTGATGCCTAGTAACAGGATCGTCAGCGTAAGCTATATCTATCTCTCCTCGCATGAACGATAAAGCCATAGAAGGTATACCAATAGTTTCATCATATTTGTTCACACCTGTCAGATGTTCTCTTACTCTGAACCCGTACCGTTCAGTCATCTCTATAAGCCTTTCATCACGAGACAACCCTTTCTGAAACACCATCGCTTCAATAACCACATCAGATACAGACGCACCGTTCTTCTGACAGCGTAAAATCGCTTCCTCTACTACCTGAAGTATCTGCTCGTTTCTAGTTAATCCCTGATCCTCACGTAAGAAAAGTATCTTCAACTTGCCTTCATGCGGTGTGGCCGCCATGACACAATTCATTCCACCCAACGCAGGGTCAACACCGATGTAAACAGTGCAATCTTTAGGAGGATCATGCAATGTAGAACGCAATGGATTCAAACATTTCTTAATAGATTCGTCATTAAATGTCGCCGCTAAGGAACTTGTAGGCTCCTGCATGTAGTTACGTGACCATGCTTCTTCACCAACTTTACGACGAATCCTGTCGAGAGCTTCCATCGAGAACATCTCAGGCCACAAAGGTTCAGGCTCATCGTCACCATTCTGTACTATGGCAGGGAAACGAATCACTCTAAGAATATCTTCATCTATCTCAGTCATAATCCTCTGATAGAAATCATCTTCACCGACACGAGTGCCGTTAATACTTGTTCGACCTCTCTCTCCCGGACGAGTCAACCAGTCCTGTCGGAAAATCTCGAACATCTGTTCCGTCAGGTTCAACGACACACGAGACTGAATATCATCAATGTGCAGATGGTCAGTACGTGTACCAGCGATCTTCGACCTCCACCCTAAAGAAACCATCGAATAGTCACGCTCATCGTGTTTCGACTTCTTGAAAACATTGAAATAATCCGCTCCCCATGATTGTGCAGTTTTTCTACCTGATTCATTCTGAGGAACAAAAGGACCATATTTGGCTACATATAATGGAAAAGGACCAGTCGGTTCCATACGTGTACGGATACGACCAAGAATTTTCCTAGCCATATCCTGTCCCTCTGAACCTACTGTGATACGAAACTCAGGGTTTGTTGCGAGTTTGTAACAAAAGTAATCCTCTGCAAGTGTTGTTTTGCCGTGTTCAGGAGGCCATAGGATGAGTGTGATATTTCCCGGAGGTGTGTTTTCGTATGCGTCTATAGCTCGTAGATGAAACCAAGGGGACATATGCCCGAAGTATTCATCTCTGAAATGTTCAAATGCTGGTATTTCTTTATCAGGCTTCTCATCAGAAAAGTTGAGTCGTATCGCATCAGCTTTTGCGGCGAAGTCTGGGAATCTTTGCCTCCACTTTTCGTAAGCTGAACGTGTAACACCTGTAGCTATCAGAGCATCAGCTACATTCCCGTTATTCTCTAACGATTCTAAGAATACTTTCCTGTTAAGGATACCTTTGTCTTTTGCTGAATTAGCCATTTAATCAAATACAGATGGTTGTACTTCCAACTCTACAATACTCGCCGCTATAACTCCTTCATCCCCTTGGAATTTTACTGTATGAATTCCAACTTCAGTTAAAGTCAAGTCAACATAATAAACACCTGTTGAACTTTTTGTCGCCGCAGGATTAGCATCTGTCCCACCTGAAGGTTTACGCCACGTAATAGTTATACCTGCCGCATCTCCTGTAGGGTCAGCTAGTGTCCCAGCAGTCGTGAAACTACCAGTTACACGTACCTGATCTCCGTTATCGTATGTTGCCATTAAAACTCCTAAGACGTTACTTCAAGAGTAACATCATGGTGTAAAGATTTCGAGAGGGTGACAGCAGGATTAGGGAATTTTAAAAGAAGAACAGTAGTCATACTAGCTGTCGAAGTCCAAGCCGCCGCTATAGAAGCTTCCTCAATGATAAGCGTAGCTGTCGATAACACCGCTGAAAGAGAAGCCTCTATAGGCTGATCTCTGACAATCGCCGCTGAAACAGTCGCCGTTGCTGTGAGAGCAGACGCTATAGAAGCCTCTTCGATAATAACTGTAACCTTTGATGTTGTTGACGACAAAGCAGAAGCAATGAAGTTGTTCATCTGCAAAGTTGTGCTTACAGAAGCAGAACTTGAAATAGCTGAAGCGATAGACGCTTCCTCTACGATAACGGCTGTTATCGAAGCTGAAGAAGAAACCGCCACGCTTAAAGCACTCGTCCAGTTAATAGGTGCAGTTACAGAAGCGGAACTTGAAATCGCCGCTGAAATAGGATGATTATCGCCACCTCTATAAAGTTTTAATGTACGGCGGTAATCCCATCCGTTTCTATACGCATTACCAGCAGGATTACCGTCATAGTTGTAAGAAGGTAACCTGTAGTCTGCGCTGGCTTGACGATAATCAATAGCCATTATTTACTCTGGTTGTGTCGGCCAATCACCGAATTCTGAAACTTTACTTGCTGTTGAAGGGAAGTCCCGAAGTTCTTGACGATATGTAGCCCATTCAGCTTTCTTCTCATCAGTAAGAGGAGAATCAGCCAGTTGAGTCCAATCAGACTCAATCAATAAAGCATTTCTATGTTGTCTAATAGGAGACAAATCTAAATCTGAGGCTTCACGCAATGCAATAATTTCTGCACGTTCATCATCAGTTAATGGAATAGTTATCCATTCGCCATCTTCATCCTGAACCATTTTGTTCATTTCTTCTTCTGCCATTTTTAACTCCTTTCTTGTTTAATCAAATTTTCTGCCATAAATATGAGCAATCGAAGGTGATCTCCAACTGTGACCATCGGTATAAAGCCTTGCGTAACTCCATGCACCGTTGTAAGAGCCTGAACTATGACCGAGACTGCACATACCTAATGTGGTTTCATATTGGTGAGCCTGATTACTGTCGTTTCTACTTGAAGGAGTTCCAGTTTGGAACTGGACTATAGGCGCTCTACTGCCACTAGCACTAAAATTCATTATTTCAATCATCATGCAACCCATACCGCCAGTTTGCGCCCAACCATAAAGAGTTTGATGAGTTGTCCATTTCCCATTTAATTGCATACCGGGATTATTGTTGTTGTGATAAGTAGTAGAAGTAGCGTTGTGGTTGTTGAAAATGTAAGAAGAACTGTTGTAACTTTGTTGCCAGCCACTTGCTGTATATGCTTGAAGCCTTACAGACGATCCATCGTTGTCATTACCTGAAAGAAACCCTTGAAAGAAAATAACTGCATCTTTGTAAGCACTCATCCCAGAAAGATCCAAAGTTATATAAGTGCTGGTGCCACTACTTAAAGAAACATTTCTTACATATTCTAAATCTGCTGCCATGTTTCCACCTTTAGTATTCCAACTGCCATAAAGAAATTTTGGAACCAGTATCAATTCTGTCAGTGCTGTGGTCGATTGTTAATGAACTAATTCTTGAAGCTGTATAACATTTACCCCAACCATAAGATTTGCCGTACCAGCCATATCCCAATGACTGCGCTCTGAATAAACATTGTTTGCCACCACCAATACTGTTATTAGTTCTGTTGGAGTTAGTTGTCAAAGGATCTGTGCTATTAGCAAACGGAAACCAACATTCAGCAAAAACCCTGTCATTAGCGTTACCAGCGCTATGGACAGGTATATTGTTTTTAGTCTTATTGTAACCTCCATAGCCATAAGAATAAAATGAGCTACCGCCACCACTTGAACTAGATCCATTACAATCGTACATACCTGACCCCTCACCATTGATCTTTACAGAAAAACCAGTAGCGTTGCCATTATGTACGTGCAAGTCCAAGACTAAATACAAATGAGGAACACTGGGGATACTATTAAAAGTAAGTGAAGTAATTGCACTTGTGACTGTTACTGATTCTACTAATTTCATTAGTAAGTCACCCCATAAACTTGAACATTAGTTCCAGCGTCAAACTGTCCAGCCCCATGCGAATTTCCACACCCAAACTGAAGTGTGCCTAAAGCCCCAATCAAACCTTTATTGGGAAGAGAGCTGGATGCAAACTGAATAGAATTTCTTTTATTATTTCCACCAATCACCTGAATAGCGACTTCGCTGGTGCCACCTTGACTTTGGTTAGTTGATGTGTTATTTCTCGGTCCAGATACATACAGATCGCAATGACCATACAACCCTGAATTGTCACCATATTCAGTCATAATGTAATGAAACTGTGCATAGCTTTGGCTAGTCCCAGCCCCACTTTGAAAAGAACCGCCTTGACCTAACCACCAACAGTTTTTTAGATAAGCATTACCCGAACTGTAACTATCGGCTCTTACTGTCAAATGACTCTGAGCATTTTGGTTGCCGCCTCTTAAAGCCATACGGAACCAAAGAGCATCATAAGTACTATATGGCGCACTAGACACCGTATAATTTATATACTGTGTATCCTGACTAAGAGTCAGTTCGTTAATACCTTCCCAAAGGAAGCTCTCACCAGCACCACTAGCCGCAGATGACCCTAAAAGAGCAAGAATCTGCGACATTTAAGCCTCTAAAGATCCGATAAGAACCCAAGTAGTAGAAGCAGTTTTTATAGCTGTAGCACTCGCATACTGTCCTGCGACCTTTTTATTACCATCTTTTGACGATAAAGTGTCAGAAGTAATAGCTATAGTCAAAGTTCCGCTACCCAACCGAACGAAAGTCAAAGTTGTACCCACAGGGTAAGCAACCGATCCGTTCGCTGGAATAGTCAAAGTGTAATTAGAACTACTGTTCATCGTGATGCACTTCCCTGCATCAGCTAAAACCATCGTGTAGTTACCTGTTTTGTTTTCCACACCTAACGGTGCTTCTATACCACCTGAAACGGTCAGCTTGTCAGTAATAGTCACATTGCCGTCAGCTACCGCCAACGCTGTTTGACCATCAGTTCCTGTTATCGTTAAAGATTCCGCTGAGGAATCCCAGACCATAGCGTCACCAGCCGTGTCTGAGTGGAAGGTTACGTCCCCACCATTACCATCGCTACCAATAGTTAAACCTGTTAAAGCACCAACAGAAGTAATCGCTGATTGAGCGGCTCCAGTAACAGTCGCCGATGTACCTGAACAGTTGCCAGTCACATTACCAGTAAGCGCTCCAGCGAAAGCTGTCGCAGTTAAAGTCCCTGTGCCAGCATTATATGTGGCACCACCATCAGTCTTAGGAGCAAGGTCACCTGTAGCGGATTCAAACAAAGCAACCGAACAAGAAGTGTCAGTAGTATCAGCTACTGTCACAGTCGTAGCATTTGTTGGTACAGCTTCCCACGCTGTAGACCCATCAGCCTGCCTAGTCATCACATGACCATCAGAAGCACCCGAAGCCGCAGAAGCCCCTATACCAAGTTTTGTCTCTAACTGTATTAAAGCACCAGAATGATTCGTGTGAACCACATCATGCTCATAACCCGAAGCGTCAAGATCAGTTGTCGAACCCGGAGAAGGCTGTTGAGTAGAAGTATCTAAAGAAGTTGGATAATTAGTAGCCATCGTACTAAGCCAAAGTTATATCTAGTGAACCTGCCGCAAGCGAAATCGTATCCCCAGAGGTAACAGTCTTAGACGCAGACACAGCACCATGGAACAAAAGGTTCCCCGAAGTAGAAGCATCCCAAATGCCTATATGAGTAACAGTACAAGCAGGCATGTTAGTGAACTCCTCAGCGGACGAATTGTCTATCGTACCTGCTGTAGCGTGAGCGGCATTAAAAGTAATAGCTTGCCTTGCATAAGATCCACCAGATACCTCTGCGCCGGAACCGGCATCAGTAGGATCAGCGGTATGCAAAGCAAGATACACAGCAGTAGGCGCCCAATCTGCTGTATCGCGAAGAACATAGTCTAAGACTTTATTCTCCAAATAATTTGACATCGCGGCCATTAAAATCTCCTAAAAGGTTTGAACATGTTCATAAGTATGATACAAATATATACGCGCCCCGTCCATACTACAGGGCAATAAATATAAAACGAAGTATGCGAACCCTTATCAGGTTCAGTTCGCCCGTCAGAGGGGCTTCCGCTCCCTGCAATCAAGTCAAGCAGGGACAGAGCAAAGCGTGATCGCTCGAACTCAGAGTGGAACCGTACTCAAAACGGACGGATGGCACCCAAGGGGAAACTATCCTAAACCTTACAACCCCAAGGAACCCCCAAAAACCCCTTGTCCGGGGTC